AGCGCCCTTCAAAATCATTCAGTTGTTCACATATGGGTATTTCTAGTCTTGATAGAAATGTCATGCCTAGTATGTAAAATGTTGGCGGTGCTGTGTAACTGTGTTTGAGTGTGGTTCTTAGTATGCGACTGTTTGCGCTACCACCTATAGCAAGACTGACAGGATTGTCTAATCTCAACTGCTGGGCCAGATCAACATGCCCTTGACCCACAGCATACGATTCCATGTAACTGCAACCGTTGACCACTAGATTCATTTTTTGTCCTGGCCGGCGCGACGATTGTATTCGTCAATTTCTTTCTGAGTGGTAATTTGACACATTACATCAATCTCATCATCTTTGTACGTAGGGTACATGGCCATTAATGCTTTGCGTTTGCCACTGAGTCCTGCTTCCTTTTTCTTAGGAGCAATCCATGGATGTCTTGGTGTGCCCAAGTCTGGACTTACTGACGTGGCCATGAGCCAGTGTAGTTTGGGGTGTTTGCTAACGTCAAAGAAATGCTTATTCAAACGTTCGTTGCAACTGATAACATAGAACTCCTGTAATTCTCTTGGCCCTTCCACTGCCGAGCCCCAACGTATCATAAGATAGTTTGAAAACTTCTTCTTTTCTTCTGAGGTGAGTTCGTCGTAAAAATTTCTGTTCTTGCGATCAAACTGTCGCATCTCATTGGCAATGTTTAGTTTATCGCTCATCAGTTTTACTCAGTTTGTAGATCATTATAACACGATCCAGGGCATCTTGTAAAGTGGGATTGGTCGGAGCCGTACGTCGGATCTCACCCCACATCTTGTTTTCCATTATATGGTCTCTTAAAGGTCTACCATCATTTGTTCTCGAATCGTAGTCGATCTTGTGTCCATTGATGGGATCATATTCCACACCAGATTCGTATCCCACCACCTGACGTGTGCTGGGATCAGCGCCTGACTCACGGGCATAGATAATACCTTCTGCTCGTTCGTAAATGAGAGTAGCGCCGGGTTTAAGACTGCCCATTACCAAGCCAGATTATAGTTCACGATTTCACAGTTGCGACTGACGTCTTTCACAAAGTACACACAGTCAGGTTCTGCATCATCATTCAAGGGCACGGCCAGCATTTGACCGTTCTTGAGTTTGGGTGCGTACCAGTTGACTTCATGATACACATCTAAGATTTCAATATCCGGGAAGGAGGGTCGGTAACTGCTTAATGGATTGAACTGGAATACTTTGAAGCCTCTATCATTGATACTAGTTAATGGTAGTACTTCTAGATCACCAACGTCAGGTTCGCCAATTAGTATCTGCCAGTCCATGGGCATTTTGATTGTTTGTGTTCCGATACGAACACCAGAGCAGGTGCATTAAAACTCTCTAAAAAGATCAGCGGAATAAAATGATAGTCTGGGTCTGCTGGGTTTGAATTGTCAAGTATGGCAAAACGCATGTCATCCACTTCCTCGGGCAAGTGATTTAGATCGTAATAGGTGTTGTCTAGTGTTAAGATTCGCATGTTGTTATAATACAGTATTTGTCACACAATGTCAAGCATTTGATAGCGTTTGTATTTCCATATGCACCGCATCTGCTACTTTTTGTTGAGTGGCCTGGTCTGTATGAAAAGGGCGGTCGTCATCATGATCTGGGTGCATGATATAGGTGTCGCCCGCCATCTTGCCCTTCATCTGATAATCAAACATGGGTTGACCCAGTGACTGTTTCATGTCTATAGGAACAATCCCTGCCTTTTCCGCTTGACTATGCCAATGTGCCAGGATCCAAGAGTCAACTTCTTGATTCAATGCTTCGTTGAAGAAATACTTGAAATAGTATTCAATGGCCTTGTGTTGATCTTTTGTGATTATCAGAGTGGGATTATTTTCAAGACCATGCGGAACTGTGCTCAGTATAGGTGCATTGTAGCGCCGGGCTTTGAGATCAGCATCGCAATCATCATTGTTAGGAGCTTGTACCCCGTTGGAAGATGTACAAATTGGATTGTGCCCAACATAATCGCAGTGCGAACTTTCATCATCCTTGAATGGGTATATGAAATTTTTTAATCCTTTTTCAACTTGAAAATTGTCAGATATCAACAAGTTCAATCTGTCACTCCAGGTGCTGTGATACAATAAAAATTTACACCCAATTTCAACTGCCTGCCTCATCTGCCAGGCAATACCAAGATTGGACATGGAACCTCTGGCCAAGCACAGAACTGAATAACCAAATTGATCTTGTAATATCTGGCTGTAATGATCTCTACGACTGCTACGCGGATTACCGTTTTTGGTTGCTGAACTAAAGCTGTCACCGCATACTATTATGTCAAATTTCATGCTATCTTCATCCACTCTAGTTTCTCTGCTGAGAAAGGATAGTTGGCTTCTCGGTAGAACTGTTTGCGTTTGGTCAAGTGTCGCTTGGCGAACTTGCAGGTTGAGGTGATGTCCCAAATTTGCACATGATCTTTGTCCTCTGCTTTTCGGATGCCCCTACCAATACTTTGGATAACCCTAACAAAGCTCTTACCGGGCTCAATAAGCACGAGATTAAAAATTCGCGGTATGTTAATTCCAACTGCTGCCACACCGTAAGTGGCCACAATAATTTTGCCTGTTGAGTCTGCAATTTGATCATATTCTTCTTGCCTTTTTGTTCCTTTTGTTGCACCTGATACAAATACTGCTTTGTCTCCCAGACGTGCAACCAATTCATTGCCGGCGGCAACCCTGTCTACTAGTACCAAGGTGTTGCCTGTTTCGTTTACCCGACGTATAAGATCGGCCATGGTGTCCAATCGGCCTGACTCTTCCAGCAAGTATTTAAGTTCACTTTGATATTCTTTGTACTCCACATGATCCACCAACTGCACAATGTTCACGTGACAGTTGGCCAACACCCCTTGCTGTTGTAGTTCGTTGGCACTGAGTCGACCAATCACAGGACCAAGCCCTACTAGCAGAGCCTGGCTCTCAAACTTCTCTTTGGGAATAGTTCCAGTCAAACCCCACCGAATTGGCACTCTAGCCATCACACCAGTTAGTAAGGTTTTGAGTGCATCTGCTTTGGCCATGTGTACTTCATCTACGATAACGCATACCACACCTTCCAGGAACTCGTCAATGGTTACTTCACCTGTGCCTGCCTTGGTATTCTTTAACAAGATGTTTAGACTTTGCCAAGTACAGATAGTGTGCTGGCGTCCATATTCTTTTCTATCGCCAAAATACACACCAACATCTTGCTCCATGTTGATGTAGTCTTTTTCTGTTTGTGTCACCAGACTCTTGTTGGGTACAATAACAATACTGCGTCCATATGGTGTGACAGCATTGCTCAAGGCCGCTGTCATGATTGTTTTGCCTGCGCCGGTGGCCACTTCTTGTAGGCACTGCGGATTGGCCAGGAAGTTGTTCACAATGTCAACTTGGTAGTCCCGCATGACTATGGGCTCACCTGCGGCAGGGTGTCCCTTGGGCCACTTGATATATGCAAAAGAATCCTCACGTACCTGTTCAAACTCAAATGAGGTAGAGTACTCTCTTTGATCATCTATCTCAATGTCGTAATCAAACTTTTCAAGTATGGGAACAATCTCGGGCAAGAGATTTGTATATGTGCTGCCGCCCAGTTGAAAGTATGCAACCTTGCCATCCCAGCGTCCCAGCCTCACTGCTGGCATGTAACGTGCGGCTGGGTTTTCGTATTTGAATGCCGTGACCAAGGCCTTGCGAACATCTAGATCTAGTCCTTCTAGTTTGATGTTTACTTCATCACGGATTTGTATGGTGCATCGTTTCATTCTATTGTCACTTGTTGTACCCATTGCTGTTCGGCAATTTGGGCGAGTATTTGTTCTTGGTCGCTGTTGTTGACTAAATCTGCAACTGGTAATCTTATGGGTCGTGCTTGTGTATTATACACGTTTGTGATGCCGCGAGCAAGAAAAAAGTCACGATGCTGGTCAATATACTTTTGAATTTTGCCACATTGTGGTTTCAGGTCCTGGTCATGAAATTGTATATTAAAATCTGCGCTGTACCGATCAAATGGCCTAAACGCATCATCACCTATGTACTTATCGTTGTCATGAGCCAAGTCCTCGGTTGTTTTTCCAATTTCACAATAGTTGAGATATACTGTACCAAATTTCACTTGCCAATCACTATATTGATCTTGCAAGCCCAGTGCCAAATGTTTTGTCTTGGGCATACCATACCATGTGCAAACTAATTTGGGTCGTATCTCTGTGGCAACTGTTTCACATCTGTGTACTGCTATGTTGAGTTCGGCCAATGCTTGCCTGACTGGGACAGGGGCATGCAACCAATACTCACTGTATTGTTGCTCTAGCAAGCCGTGATGTTGTTCAAATATGTTGTGCAAATAGTTGAGACAGTCTTGTGTGTACTCAAACGGTCTGTCTATTAGATATTTGTGTGCGTTGATTGTGGCAATACATTTTTGAATATACTCCACCGCACGGGTCTGCTCTTGTGCAAGAGTGCCAAATCCATAAAATCTATCTGGATGATCCAGGGGATAACTGCCGCGGGCTTGCATACGCTCAACCCATAGCTCGGCTACAGGTGTTGAACGTATTTTAAATTCAAGTGCGAGATCTCCGTCCTGTCCCAAACGGATAACAAGATGTTGAGGCATAATAGCAGTATATACTTATTGCAACAAAAAGTCAAAAAGACAGGTACCGTTTTAAGGGTACCTGCCATAAAACCCGGGCCGGAGCCAACCAATGCCCGGGAAACTTCTAAAATTATTTTGCCACACGCACTATTCGAAATCCCATTTGCTTCTGTTCGTCTGCTTCGTCTCGAGTTGCCACAGTAAACAACAACAAGTCGCCATCCCATATTTCATACATCAGTAGGTTTCCTTTATAACATCAAATTGATCTGCAGGCCACTTGGCTTTGAACTCTTCCGACTTGACATAGTCGTTGTACCCTTTGGCATCAAAAAATGTCTTGCAAAAAACAGTCTGGAATTGCCCTTTAGGAGTCACGGTTAGGTAGACCGATTTTGCTTTGCCTGCCATATCAAACTCCTATTAACATGTTCTGAATTGATCTGAACTTGTGATAGCAACTGTACCAAGTAGAGTGAGGTTTGTTTCTCCGACCTTAAAGCATCCAGTATCGGGATAACATACATATATCGTTTTGCCCTTGATTGCAAAAATCTCACCCACCTCATCTTTGTGTATTTTACCGTTTTTAATTATGGTATCATACGCACGTTTATCGGTAGTTTCCATTACCTTGTCGCCAATTTTAAATCC